GTCGACGATAAGCAGGTCGAAGCGATTACGCGGTTTCTGGAAGAAGGTATTGACGCTGGCATTGACCCCGGCAGCAGTAATTTGACGACGCCAATCATCGCGCAAGGCCCTCGTAGGTGTAATTACTAGGCAATCGATCTGGTCTTCGGCAGCGAGTAAACGTACGACAGTGCTCTTCGCAGCGCCAGGAGAACCGTCAAGATAAACCGACGGGCAAGTCACAACCGCACCGAGTGGTATGTGGTTGGCGAAGTCGACGGCGAGATGCCACATCGCTAACTGTTCTTCAGCCAACGGTTGCGGGCCGTAAAGTGATCGAGCTAGCGCACCGTTGACGACGACATCATAATAGCGCATAGGGCGATTGATCGCAATTCGCCGCAATAACTGCACGAGGCCGCGATCCGGGGCACTGATGTTGAATGGCTCCACAATACCGTCAAGCGACTCTTCCGTTGGATAAGTGCGATAAAATTGGCGTGCACAACGGGAACGCCGGTCAGGCATCGGATACATCTCGCCGGCAGGTTCGAAAGGCGCGTCGCAGAAAACATCAACATCGATCGGTATATGGATAGCGTGCGGTTCGGCGCCAGGGGCTCGCGGCATGACATTACGATCAGCGGGCAGAAAGACATGGGCGTCACCGTCGTCATCGTTTTCGAGCGGGACGACTTCATCCATAACAATGAAATTGGCGGGTACGCGTTCAATGATAGAATCAATCGAACCGGCTTCAGTCAGTTGGTCGTCGATGTCATCTGGTGGAAAGCCAGGTACAGCCGGTCGATGCTGCGCCGGTATACGCTGCGGCGGGATGACATCGGCCAACAATCGTTCACCTGCAACGACATGCAAAGGGTCTTCGACGGCGGCCTGCGGTACATCACCGTCAATCGCATTGTAGACTCCGCGCAAAAACAAAAGCTCGTCATCGATTAATGCCTCAGCAGCTGGTTCAGCTACTACTGCATTGACATCATCCGGTTGGTAAACGAGATTGCTAACAAAATCAGCAGGCACGCGACCGGTGACACCAGAAAAACGCCGATCATGGAACAGAGCGCGCGGCGCCCATTCAGGTGGTTCATCATCATCCCGGTCAAATGGATTGATGAACGGCTCCAGGTCGCCGTAGTCGAAGAGGCCACTATCATAACCGGCACGAGGCGCATTGGACCCGAAGTCGTCGTCGTCAAGACCCGGCATCAAAGGCACATAGCAATTAGCAGCTTGCGGTAATAGTCCCGGTGGTTCACATTTGACGGAATACACAGCATTATAACCGGAACCGCACATCAACATTATCGTATTGCGAGACCCGTATTGAACAGCCAGCTCATCGCGATCGATATTTTTCCCGAACCACCAATCAAGGATTGGCGGACTTCGCGTGCCACGCCGGTTTCGATGCAGTTGGAATGTTAATAGGTCGTACCAATATTGCTTTGAGCGCGATAGATAGCTGCCGTTACGATTATAGAAGCGGTCAACCTCTCCCGCTAATGCGCTACCGGCAATCTTAAAGTCGCGTGAATTGATGACTGTGGCAAGAATCGCGTGACCGACGACAGAAAAGAACTCGGCGTTACTCAAGTCCAGACGATTCTCAATGACATCTTTGCCTATAGTGATCTTGGCGCATTGACCGCGTAATTTATTGGCAACCGGTACGAACGAAAGCTTCTCGTCGGTCAAGGTGGCCGCAAAAGATACCAGGGCATTGAAAC